TGTAGATAGACATACGGAAATCTGTGATAACTATTAGGTACTCTTGCTCTGTAGAGAATGAGAAGGCGTGTATAGATATACCATTAGAGATATCACTATCTGAGATGTCCTCGTTGTATGTAGTTTCTCTATTTTCCAAGCCTGTAGCTTTATTGGAAGTTACATAGACAGAGTCGTCTTCCTCTAACAGTATGCTAAAGGTGATTATATCTCCAGAGACTGAGTAGTCTGTCGCAGGATCTAACGGACAGAGAGCTTTATGGTCTATAGGGAAATTAGACTTCTGCAAGACCACCAGAATATCTGTGGCAGTACCGAAGGCACCTGAGGCGAAAGGGCTATTAACTGCCGAAGATGTATAGTCTAAGGTATGCACAGACGACGACGACTGGAAGACCCAATGGAGGTACTCGCCTCTCTGCAATTCAGCATCGTAGCGTAAACCTGGACGGCGTCGCACACCCCCGTGGGGTGTGACGACGACATTACGTAGCTTAGAAGCCCCAGAGGCATACTGCTGTACGTCGTCTCGGGCTAGTAGTGTAGGAGCTATCTCACCTGCAGTGAAGTTAGCCTGTGTTAACTTGAGATTTTCCATTTAGTACTCGCTCGTCGTACCGCCAGAAGCGGAAAATTAGAAAACTTATTATTAGGTGGAGAATGGTAGCTGTCCTTGCGTCTAGCCTTAGCGAATAGTCCACCCATACCGCCTTCGCCAGGGAGGCCATAAGCCTTCTGCTCCATGCGGTCGAGAATTCCGTTGTCACGAGTGAGTGTTAGTGTAATGTCCGCAGCTAGAGCATGGGCCATAAAGTCTACGAAGTAAGAAGGCCAGTAGGTCTCGTTTACTTCTGCGAGGTAGTCCACATACACCTCTTTATCATTAGAGAGTAGTCGTCCACCCTGTATCACATAGTTAGATCGGGGGTGAGCCTTAACATCATCTGTATCGAAAGCGGCGATAACCCCGTCTGTAGTACCATCAGAAGGTAGTAAGTATTGGTAATCGTATCCAGCTAAAGGAGCTTCTACCTCTCGGCTCAGATGAGCCTTCTTGATAGCGAAGTTCCAAGGGTAGTCTGTTAGAACATTATCACGCAGGAGAGGATACCTGATAGCACATACATCGGCGGCGGGTGTACCGTCAGCGAAGGATGATATGGGCTCCATGCCTATCAACACCAAGGCATTGGAGCAGATGTCTACATCTGAATAGGGCATAGATTCTCCTTTGTAAATGTAAAATGCGACCTAGAGGAGTGACCAACTCCTCTAGGTCTGGGCGAAGCCACACAAGCGGACGTGCGGTTAAGTGAATTCTACTCCTGGACCAGCGACCGAGACAGCACCTGTAAGCAAGGTGACATCAGTGAGATCATTGGTGAAAGCGTATATATTTACTGTGGGTGTCGCTGTATCGTAGTGAATTATGATCCCTACGGTAGGCAACGACGCAGCTACACTGTCGAAGTAATCAGCCGCCTCGACTGTATCAGCTAAATCAGCACTGACGTAGTGATACATCCCTGCCTCTTTAGTTAGTGCGTTAGTAGATAGACCTTTTTCTGAAAAAGCCATAATTTATAACCTCCTTATACTGCGATCGACTGATCGTAGGTAATTTGTACGATGCCTTCATTATCGATGTGAGTAGCACCACCGATATAGCAGGCAGACGTGAGCCAAGAAGTGTACTGGGCCACCCAGTCCACTGAGACGCTTACTTCTTTACCTACTGCAAGACCGATAGCATTCTTATGCCAGCAGTATGTAGTAACGTCGCTAACCGCACCTGCGTTGGCAACAGCGTAACCACCTTCTTCTCCTGCACGATCTTCCATAACCAGCCAGGTAAAGCCGAGCCAAGGTGTGCTACCCATCTCACCGTCACGAAGACGTTCGAGGTTAGAGAAGTCACGAGAAGTATTGGTGTTGTCACCCAACATCTGCTCGATACCACCAGCGGAGAGAAGAATAAATCGATCCGACATCGGAACAGAATTCTCATCCATGTGTCGTTTAGCACGACGTACTTTATCTAGATTGAGCTCGTTACCACCAGAACCGAACGTCTTAGCGATAGTTCCAGTAGGTGTAGAGAGCGCTAATGCATCTAGAAGGATCTGATCCTCACGACGTGCGATAGCTCGACCACATGTAGACGCGAGGAATTTACGTTCGCTGTAAGGTACTTTCTGCTCGTTAAAGACATCAGTGTACTCAGCGGCGATCCAGTCTTCTAATGTGCATGTTTCGTTAGTGTGCTCGAGACCCATAGGCACGACCTCTGTCTGAGGGATGCGTGGGGATGCGAGACCCTTACCGATCTTATTGAATCGGTAAGTAGAACCCGTAACGCCAGTAACGGTCCGAACTGCGCCTCGGAGTACTCCACCAGACTGGTAGGCATCCTTTGCATCATGCTCGAACGCCGCTATCGCGTTGTCCGTTAAATTGATAGACATTTCTTATGTCCTCCTGTTTTTATTAGATCCGACTTTAGTAGGGCAGGATAGCCATCAACTAAGAGTCGGGTCCTCATGGTGCAGGAGGATAGCCGGAACGCCTCAGGGTCCTAAAATGCTAAGTCAGCGGATCTTAACCGACCTAACACAAGTATTATCTCTTTAATTACGTATAAAAGTCAAGCCTTAATTCTGGCCTTTCCCCTTAAATATAGAGTTACCTAGCTTCTCGAACTCGTCGTAGTCTGGAGTCCCCACACGTAGGTCCTTCGAACGCAACTCATTCCACCGTGTCTCTAGGTCCTGCTGGCTGACCGTTGGGATCTGAGGTGCAGCCGGAGCCATAGGTGTCACACCTGTAGCAGACGTCATTGCATGTAGTAGCTTGATGCCCCCTGATGTAGACATGGCCTCCGATGCAGCTTGCATCCCACTTTCGTCTAAGCCTAGCCCACCGAGATATACATTCACTGCGGATACGATACCCTCGGCCTGCTGACGATCCTCGGAGATACCTGCGTAGACTTCGTCTGGATTGAAGGTGTAGGGGGCGAAGGCATCATTCTGCCCTCTAAAGAAAGCATCTAACACTCCATCCATCTGGACCTTACTGACACCACTCTCGTGGGCAGCTTTAAGTACAGATGAGAGCAAAGGGTCATCCTGTGCTATAGGAGGTAGACTATCTAGACCTTCAGGGAGGACGGCGTTGCCGTCCTCTGCCCATGTGACATAAGCATCTGCACTCTCTGGAACTCCAGATTCCTCACGTTTAGCATCGAGAGCAGACTTAGTGTCTGAGAAGGACTTAGCTAGCGCCTCTACCCTAACCTCACTCGTGTCTGCGTTCCAATGCTGTTCTGATATATACTCTGGTCTAGCAGTCTCTACAGACTCAGAAGCTTCCTGGCCTGACTGGAACATACTATCCTCTACTTGTGGTTCGCCTTGGTCCATGGTCTACTTCCCTTCCTTTAAGTCTTCTGGTGTATTATCCTTAGTCTTCTCATCGTAGACTTTAGGCACTACTTTCTTCTTGACCTGATCTGGGAACTCACCCATATTCTTACGATAATTAACTTCCTGACGGATCTTAGTACGGTACATATTAAGTCCTTGCACTGCGACACGTAAATTCTTAAGTTTAATAAGATAGTTAGGTGGGAGTGAATCGACAGACTTAAAGATGGCTAAGATATACTTATCATCTACTTCCGGCGCTGCATGTACATCCTGATTGGTGTTCTCTGACTTACCTTTGGGCATTATTACTCTCCTGTCTCATGGCGGACCATTAGCTCCGCTATAGTTTCTATAACTTTATTCTGTCCCATAATATATGCAGCTTGCTCATTACAGTTAGGGCTGTCGAAATCATACACCTCGCTAGTCCTAAACTTACGTGCTAGATCGGCTAAGACCACACCGCCTGTAGCTCCTGTAAATGTACTGTGATATGCTTGTGCCACATCATCGACTTCTACAGGGGTCTCCTCCCTACATGACTTCCTCAGGGCCTGCCACCCCACCTTGCTGTTGTTGCTGTCCGGCATTCTGTTGCTCCATCCCCCGAGAATGTTCTGCCTCGGCCTCCCCTTGTTGCTGTTGCTGTGCTGACTCTATGACTTGCTGTGCTTCTTCATCCGATCTTACGAACTCATTCTCCTTGAGGCCCATGCGACGTGCATAGTACTTAGGTGCGTTCTCTAGCTTGACTCGTGCGGCCATAATCTCAGGTCCTAGAGGAGTAACTAACTCTACGAACTGTGACATCGTATTGACCTCGTTTATATTCTGTGCCTGTGCGAATGGGGACGTGATCTGTACATCTACGACATGCCCATCTACAGAGAACTCAGACTGAAGGACTTTGGCTCTCTGATGTACATCTAGTAGTATATCCATTAGTGGCCTAGTGAACTCAGAGAAGAATCGAGCGAACGGAGCAGCTTTAGCGTCGTTTAGCTCTTTCTGCCGTGTCGTCCATTCTGTCGCAGAGCGTACCGCCCCTGCCTCAGGTGGGAGCTGATCATCTAGCATAATCTTCTTGATATCCATCTGCATCTCTTCGAAGATGAATTGTGTTAACTGGAGATCACCCCCAAGATCCATTCTCTCCACGGTAGCGCCACGAGGGCCTCCCTTATTATATCCCACAGCATTAAGACTAAGTGGGCTAAGGTCGAAATGGGCGGGATTAAACACGCCATCATCGATATAATTAATAGGAGGTTGTATCTGGATCGACCCATTGACTAGCAGGAGCTCCTTAGCCTTATTAAGTGTACGTGCTGTGTGGAACGCTTGTAGTACAGGACCACGGCCTCTAGCCTCTCCTGTGAACCGAGTCCACCGAGGTACAAGCCATCTGGTCTTATCATACTCACGTTCTACTATACGATTAGGTGTGCCCTTATCAGACTCCTTCATTAGGATGTCCATGTACCACTTATTAGATATAGGGCAGTGGTAGAATGCCTCTTCCAGCTCCACTTCGTACGGTGAGGAGTGAGAGTTATCTAACTTATGCTTCCAGTCGGTCAGAGAGATCTTAGCATCAGGCCATGTCTGCTCTACCAAATGGGGCTTCATTTTATGCTTACGGAAAATACCCCATATAACACCTCGAGGGCCATGGTCCACAGCTACTTCCGCTGGGTTGACCGCTACGAATTCCAGTAGACCTCCTGACTCTGCAGGTGTGTCTACTACTAGCATGAATCCAGTGCCGTGAGCGAAGTCCAGTATGACTTCGTGTACAGCCTGAGGAAAGTTAGTATTCTTGAGAGAAGCCATAACGACTGCAGTAGCGGCTTCTGTCTGTGCGCGTACTTCTGCGTGTGCTTCTTCCCCCATACTTTCTATGGTAGTGCCGGGGATGTACTTAGCCCAGTCTTGGAATGGAGGAAAGAGTTCTGCGACGATACGGTTAGCCAGCCTATTCAGACTGTGCTCTAGGGTAGAATCGAATACCTCATTCCCTATCTCTTCACCTTCCTGTAACTTATCTTGGAATTTATTACGGCCTGGGCATGATAGAGAGTATACTTCATTCAGCATAGAGGACCAGTTATCGTTTACCCTCCACGCACTATCCATACGCGCCTTAACGTCTTTCGCTTTCATACGAGGCATATCCTACTCCTTATGCTAACATCGTAGGTTTTTGCTTAGTTTTGTTGCCAGATGTAGGGACCCCTAGATAGCTTGCGAAGAGGGTTGATTTTTGTCCCTCCCGAGTAATTGCGTCTTGTCTATCTGCAGCCGCCTGGTCTAGAGCTCCTTCACGCTCTTGATCAGCTAAACGTGAAGCTTGTTGTCTCTGAATTCTGGCTTGCTCTTTCTGATACTTCTGACTAGGTTTACCACCCATTATGACACCTCCATTGGAGTGTAGAAACTACGTTTCGTACCAGAGTGACCCGCTCCTCCAGTCCTATACCTCTTAATACGACTATTACGTTTAGCTTTGTCTTCTAATGCATTGGTCTCAAGCCTACTACTCTGAGTCAAGTTTTTTGTCTGTCTAGCCTCTTGTGACCCTTCACCCTTTAGCCTCTTCTTCCGCGCACTGTTCTTTTGATTAAGTTTTCTTTGTGCTACAACTTGCTTTTTACGCGCTTCCGATTGGTATATACTTGGCATTAACTGAATCCTTTACATTGAAGCACTCCATCCATAGACACTACCTTCTTCAGCATAGCCTATCCTCTGAATTATACCAGAAAACCCACCAGAAACCCTAGCACTTATATCAGAAACAGAGTTTGTGAATATGTGGACACACTCTCTATCTACTAACCCATCATGTGTAGCTTTGAGTAGTCTATACGCTGTCTTATAATTCCGGTACTCTGGCTTCACATATATGTACTCTATAACACCTGTATACTCCTTAGTAAACGCCCGACCGTAAGATCCTGTGGAATAACCAACTAACATACCTGTGTCTGTATCCACAGCACAGTAGGACACATACCAAGGGTGTGTTGCTATACTCTCTATATAATCCCACATGGCATTAGGATCGGGGGTGACACCCCACCCTGACTCCTCTATGAAATCTATAGACAGAGAGATCAACTCAGGTCTACGACTCTCTTCTCGGAATAGATCATCCTTTATTACTACCATTTACTCTTCCCGAAGATGCTAAATTTAGATTTAGACCGCATATTGGCTTTCTGATTATCTTTATTCAGAGTTCTACCTCTCAGAGAGTTACCCTCCCCCACTCCTAGTAACATATAACCTAGAGCCTCACAGATATGCGAATATTCGTTCTTATCCGGCACCTCTCGGAATCTCTCCTTCTGAGAGTTGACCTGAAGGCGTTTATAGCACCACGCGCCCTGTAAACCTTTAATAAGGTTCCTACACCTGGGATGAATGATAATTCCTGGTTTCCCGTCGTGCATTCTAGAGAAAGGAGCCCTTAACGCCTCTACGCGCAAGCGAGGGTCTTGTGAAGGAGCCTCCATGACAGGTAACCCCATATTAGCTAAATGATCGAAGACAGTTGTCTCGAAGAGCGGATCTCGAGCCCGACCAGCCGGATCTCCGTAGAAACTCTGCACCTGAAGACCTTCCGCTGTCGGGAAGCGGTTAGCTATAGTGTAAGAGACCTCTGAGGAGAATGCCTCGAGTCCTATACCGTCCTCGTCGGGGGAAACCTCATCGTATATGAGGTAGGGGCCTCTAGGGTGCCTCTGAGCGAATACGGCGGCGGAACTTAGCGTTCCACCACCGATATCGAAGCCTCCGAGGATCGGAAGCCCCTTTATAGGTGTAATCGAGTCGTCTACATGCACCTCACGGGAGAATTCCGGCACCACAGGCTTACCATCGAAGATAGGACCGAAATCCCCCTGGTAATACCCACGAATCCAGTCATAATCCTTACCTGACACACGCCAGAGGTAGTAACCGCCTTTACCGAGGTAATCATCGTGCTTCGGGGCGATAGGGAGGTTCATTAGATTCTCTGCGTTAGGATTAGCAATCCATATCTTACCCCCAGCCTGCATTATACGAGTCGGATCGTCTGTCCACACCGAAATATCGCGTGGGTCCTTAGATCTCCAGAGAGTTTTACCGTCCTCATCGACTTCCTGCGCTTGGAAGACGCCGGGGGGCTGTTTATACACCTCGTAATTCTCAGGTGGCTCGTTATAGAATTCGAATATCCAGTGGTCCTCGTCTGGGGGGTTAGTATCCCCCATAACACCAAACCATGTGGCGTCTATGCCGTTCTTCACCCTAGATGGGTATCGACCCGCACGGTCAGTGGCTGCCTTGAAGATATTACGGGGTATCTCACGTACCTCATTGAACCATATCAGCGTTCCCTCGTACGATAGAAGTGCGCGGACGTTATCCGGCTTATCCATAGCGAAGAAATCTACTAGAAGGTCTAGTCCGGCCTCTCCGGTCACGTCGTTAGGTGGTATACGTATGCGATGGGATACAGGTGCCGATCTACGCATAGCGCCACACTGCGCTTCACGGTAAATAGCTAGCCAAGTCTCGATAGTGGTACGCCACAGCTCAGGCATAGTGTTACGGACGATAGCAGCCTTGAAGTACCGAATATTATCGTTAGGACTAGGTTCCTGCTGTAGAGCCCTCTTCATGACTTCGACACAGAATGCTGTAGTCTTAGAACTACCTACCGGACCCACCACTATACGAACGAACTCATCGCTCTGGAAGAATTCCGATAGAGTCGGAGCCTCTGAGAAGTCGAACTCTAAGTTTACACCTTTAGCCATCTAGTCCACCTCATTCCACGTACCCTCTACGCCCTCTTCACATATAAGGACCTTACCTGTCGTAGGGCATAGGAACACTTTACGTCGAACCCCTAAATGGTGATATATATGGATGAGGTCTACCTGTAACATAGGCTCTATGTTAGTGCATGACCCCTCGTGCTGTATTGCCTCTTCCGGTGACATCGTCATCATTATCCTCCTCTTCCCATTCGTACTCCCAGCCTGTCTGGTCTCCACCTTCGAAGACCTCCTCTTCCATACACTCAGGCTCGAGAGGCATGTAAACTCTATCGAGTACCCTACCACCACTCCCTAGTATGCATTCAGCCTGCTCGGGGGTTAGGTGGTGTAGGTATGTCAGATCAAGTATATGTCTTAGACGAGATTTTCGTGGTAGAGGCATTTAACCCTCCATTACCCCGCATAGCATCGAAGTCCTGTCGGGACATAGTCCCTGTGCCCCCATCGGATAGAGAGCCGTGTCGTTCCGAGTCGATACGCATAGTCTCTAGTAGGCGCTGGCCTACATGGTAGGACAGCTCTCGCTTCTCAGGCTCGTGGGGATACATATCCGGTAGGCGCAGTTCCAGACCTTCCATCCACTGTGCCACACGGGCAGAGAGAGATAATGTGATGCGTACGTCTACAGAACCACTCTCCTGTGGGTGGTATGTAGTCGGTTGCTTCCGGTACGCCTCTGCCGTAATGCCCTCGAGCGGCTGCTCGGGGTCTAGTAGGGATAGATGCTCCCTCACTACAGGGAGACCGTGTACTCGGCGCATCTCGTCTACATAGCCCTCACCGAAATTGTGGAACTTACGGATGCCCTCGGGGCGCATAGTGTCCAGCATCTTCTCTATCTCTATCTCAGATAACCCCATTTCCAGTAGGGTCTCTTTCTGCCTCTTGTTCATTCGGTACTTCCCTATCGACACTAATTTCATTCTTATCCCCTTTAGGCAACGCCATTGTGAGAGACAGACCGACCATCTTCGGTGCGCTACTATCTGTGGTCTTCAGCGCAGTATTCCGTACGTCGGTATAGTCCCCTATGATATTCATAACCTTAGACTTGTCGTGCATTACGACTCTAAGTGCTTCTGTAAACTCGGCTCTACGCCCTGGTATGACTGTGCGGACGATATCCATCTGCTTGATGCAGGCTGTGATGTGACGGGGTAGAGTACGTATATTCTTCACGACCAGAGCTCCGTTCTCCCCCTGATCGAAGAGGTCTATGATATTCCCCTCCATCATGTAGCCTGCCTGCTCCAGCATGCTCTCCTGAAGACCGGACTTACGGGCCACCATAGACTGTAGGCGCCGCTCGATCTCTACTATGAATTTAGGGTCCGAGAAGTAGGCCTGTACATCCGAATCGGATATTCCGGCATTACGTGCCGACCTGTCCCTGTCGTAGCCACCGTCTCCGAAGTATGCGTCGAGGAAAGCCCCTCGGGCCTTCGCAGGCGTGTCGTACGTGGAGACAGCACGGGCCTTCGCGGTTATATTAGAGTCCGAATCCATACTTTAGTATCCCTACCGAGTCCGCTGTATTAATATCTAGAATCGAGTCTTCGTGCAGCTCGAGGCCTATATCCGCCACCCAGCGCTCACACTCCTCTAGAATGTAGAGCTTCCGAAGCGTCACTACGTCGTCCCCTGTAGGTCTATCGGGGAATTCTCGACGCATCCAGACCTGCGGTCGCACGTAAGTGGTAGGTAACCCCATAGCTGTAATGGCTCCTACCAGCATGCCGCAGTGTCGGGAGAAGGTCGTCACCGACTTGACGTTCGTACCGGGTCTGCCGTAGCCGACATCTTCCATGTAGACCTTGCTGTCCGAGATACCTATACGGCGTATCTGGTCTACGAAGGCTTGCGGGTCGTTCTGCAAGTGTTCCACATAGAGGGTGCCGTCGGCGTTCCACGCCACGGCACCTGTCTGTCCTGGATCTATTGCTAAGATGCTATCAGGCATATACTCGCTGTGTAACCCCATTCTCGTACGCGGCCCATAGAGGGTACTCCTCGTACGGAATGTAAGGGTTGTAGTCGGGGCTTGCCGTCGCTCCGGCCTTGGTCGCTACCTCGATCTGCTCGGCTGTGAATCTGAGTCTCATGTCTAAGTGCCCCTTATAGGCCTAATAGTATCGAGGTTTGCGCTAGCAAACCCTCGATCTCAAGGCCACATCATATATGGTGTATAATGCCCTTACGATGCTCCGAAGACTCATAGTCTATATGGGCATCGTAAGGGCATTATACACGGAGCGTTATTTCGTGTCAAGTACTTTCTTGAGATTATATGAGAATATATATATTATATGGATTTTAGGCTAGGAGGCCAGGGAGGAAAGAATCGACTATAGGTGGTTTGAGATGTGGAGGCAGCACGTAATGCCCCATCTCGAATCAACTTCTCCGAAGCGACTTCCTCGATGGCCTACATGACGTCATGTCTCCGTATACACGGGCGGGTTGAGTTATTGAAGGTGACACCCCCCACTGGCCAGTCACCGTCACGTTCGATTTACAGGGTTAGGCAATGTTGTGTTCGCCTAAGTAGGTTGTACTCAGGTATGGTCGTTGTCGCTTCACGGATAGACGCGTACAGGATGCCGTCTGGACACAACTACGCCAGTTATAGCGAACCATACCTTGGGAGTCTGTCCACTGTCTTCTCCGTTCGGTACACTGTCAATTCGACATCTTTTACAGGTTGTCCGTAGTAGTGCTTGAACAGTTGGAGTGCTGTATATCTATGTCTAAGGTTTAGTCCGCTCCACTGTAAATGCAAGCCAGCTACTTGTATACGTGTTCCTGCACTTTCCCTTTTTTACCGTTTACGTCTTATAACTACTTAACCATACCCTGAAGAGAGAAGGAAAAAGAGAGAGGGGAGAAGGATGGACTGTATTTTCGTCTTCGCAAATCCCAGTGAGCATGTTGGGTTCCTTGTAGGCCAACTCGCCA